GTGCATTACACAATTTTACATAGGCACTACATTGTAGACTCTATTAGAGGGTACCTTCGGGTCCGCCCATATGTAAATAGTGACATAGCTCTAGTATCTAGACTATATCTATACTAAGTGAAGGGGACATTATCCCATATTCTTGTAGAATGTTCACTTGGTATTCTCTACCAAATATATCCCAAAATGGGTATTTGATAGATAGGTCATAATAAAGTTCCACTGGAATCTTCATTATGATCCGGAGAATATCCTCTGCTGTTAGCTTAGGATTGCCTCTGTAATGAGCCTCCCAAAACCGCTTGTAGCGACTACGGAGAGGTTCAGTATTGAAGGCATTCGCGGTCGCTGATCGATCGAATATCTTCTGGTTAATACACGGACGTAATATACGATCCGTTGCAGCCGTAATGGTCATTATATCCTTAGTATAAAGATAATGGACCATGTTACGTGAACTCATCCTACTAGGAATTGATTCACGGTAGACAGTATCGAAGGGTTTCCCTTCATACTGCCAGGAGATCAAATTAGAAATTTTCTGTAAGGTCTCCTTATAGGCGTTAAAATCATCGATTTTATAGCCTCTGATCGTAGAATTCTTCAAGAATTGTCTTTGATCAGTTACAATGTCCGGACAGGGAATCCCTTCATCCAGACATTTTTCATACTCTTGCAATGCCGACATTGTCGGTGGGAGTATGTTAGCTGTTAGATCCGGAATATCCCGATCGAACAGTAAACCCAATCCTCCGAATTCTTCGGGGAGAAGGGTATGCCAATACAAAGCAGAGCTTCTGTCTGGCATTAACGGTCCCATTCTTAGAAAGAAGAGGTCCCGTACCATTATTAGCCACTTTTCACTGAAAAGGCCCATTGGGCGTGTTGGTCTAATAATAGAATTCTGTTCCTGTCCGGTAATACCGCGGATAACAGAAGCAAGCGCTTTTCCCTTGCCAATGGCAATATTACGCTCGTTGACGTTAAATGTAGCTTTGCTACAAGGCGTCAATAGACGAACCTTAATAGAATCTATATAAGGAATCGTCTTATACCAATCGTTGAAGGCACTACCTTCTAACTTATTGGCTAAAGAGAATGATCTGTAGATCGGATCGATCCAAATCATTTTCTCACAGTATCTAACCGCAGAGCGGGAGATACCGTGTTTTGTTGATGACAGCTTTGCTCCCATCAACAACATATTGGCACTTATACCTTCTAGGTATTTCAAAGGGCCAATTGCAATGTGGTCGTCTCCGCCAACGGCGAAAGACCTCCATTTAACCGTAATCTGTCGATCGGGAATCCCGAGATAGTTACGTATAGCACGTTCTTCCGCCACTAGCGCAAACAACGTGAGTACTGTCTTTGTGAGAGGTTCTCCCATAAAGACCGCCCTTTTCGTAGTAATACTACCGATTAAAGGGTGAGATATAACCTTCGGCGCTATTAGCGTTTCAAGAGCTATATTAACCAATGGATGGGTAATGCCCAATCCATTGGCGAAACCCTGGATTAACTGCTTTGCAGTATACCAGGGTATATTGTCGGTCGCCTCTTCGAGGTCACTCGACAAGCACGCGAAATCGTCACTGACGTCTTTCGCGTAGCTGAGCATACATTGGTATTGCCAAGACTGCTCAGCTTTACACAGACCGGCCCATGCAGAAGCATGGTTCGATAGATGGGCATTTAGTAAATGACCCACCGGCTGTTGCAAGATTGTTAACCACCACGGTGCGGTGGTTACGATCCTGGCTTTAAATCCTGGCTCTGCCACAGAAATAAGCCTTAACGGGATTTCGGCATTGCCGTCGTCCCGGAACTCCTTATACTTAATATAAGCCATAAGGAGTACTTGCCTGCCGATAGCTTCATCGAAGCCCTTCAGGTATTTCATATCAGTTACGAGATTCTCGAACTCATATGGATCGCCCAAAAGAGGACCACAGGTCTCGTCTTTTGGGTTTAACATCTCTACCCTGCACAGCGTGCGGTAGCGACGTATCCCTTTTGGGCACTTGTAGTGGCCAAAAGGTGTACCGTATTCCTCATCACTGATGGGAATATGGTTAAGGAAGGTGTGACACTCTCTGAGTATTTCTTCACCTCTTCCGCCCTCCTGGACTTTCATTGAAAGTGTTCCAGCAGAGCTAAACGAAATATGCGACGTTGTCGATATATTTCGTTGCTTACTACGTAAGCATTTCCTTCCGATCTTTACAGCGTAATCGAACGGAAGAAAGCCCAATTTGTTTGAATCAAACTCTTGGGTCACCACTTTCGCAAACTTTGTTATAGCGTCAGCGGTACATCTAGAGTCTCCCGGTGGGAGATGTCTAGACGATGATAAGTGAGAAATCCTTTCTAAGGACTCCTTCATCTTAGCTCCCTTTTCCAGATTCTGGAATTCGGGGAGTTTTAATAGAACCTTGAACATATTATATGTGAGGTCTATTTTAGCCTGTGTGCGGATTTCACAGAAATCGTTCACATAGGAAGTACTGAAATCTTTCCAATGTTTGGTACAAGATTTCAGGCCGTACGTACCAATAGACATTATCTTGCGTACTACGTGCTTCAAGACCTTGAAACTTTCAAGATACTTGAATAGGTCCGTGTTGAACATCAACAACGAGACCATTATACCATGAATAAACAGATTAAGTCTCTTTAATTCATGGAGGGATCGCTTCGATAGAATCGAAGACTTCCTGCGGGAAAGTCCGTACTCACAGAGTAGGACTTTCTCTAGCTTCGTAGGGTTCACCACTGGTGTCCTACGACCGGCTATGTATCGAGTTTCAACGGCACTACCGTAAAACTCGGTTTTATCCCTAGAGAAGACATAGTCCTCATTAGGGAAGAGGCTGGGTATGGTTATTAACCAGTACTTAGACTTTCGACCAACCAGCTCCCGAAGGGATGCTGGCTTACGGTCTAGATCCATGCACCT